ATCTCCAGGTAGAAATTGTATTTTCCCGCTATGCCAGAGTATCAAATTCATCTTGTTAGTTGAGGTAATCCACGAGAATACAGTACCTGTCGATGGGTCAATCAAACTATCAATTACTATCCACATAACTTCATCCTTAGTTATCTTAAGAGTTTCCTTGGTTTCATTAAAGTATAGCCCTTAACTTATTGAAAAAGATCGAGATTATTTGTGAGGGTCGACTTGTGATGCGAGATGCTGGCGCTGTGATTTTGAAACTCTAAAATCCGCTGAAGTCCAATCATCGCTGATGGCATGCTGGTGGTTGGGGTAATTACCCTGCTCAGGCCCTTGATTAAATTCAGTAAATAACGCTGTGCAAAAGGTTATTGCTGATGGCCTTTGACAGAGTGAAAGTTTACATAGAGTGCTATATTTAAACTGGTATTCGATAATGCTCTCGATACATCAAAACACGGGGCGGGGACGCGCCTAACACGCAGAGACAACTGCATGACCCCTGACCAGCAAATCTTTGCTGGTCTTTTTTTCGGCATTAGCTCAACGGGAGAGAGCACGGAGCTTCTACCTCTGTGGTTAGGGAGTTGAATCCTCGATGGCGAACCAATAAAGCTTCTCTCTCACATATTGACGACTTAAAGGATTCCTGGGTAAGTTATTACTGTGGTGAATCCATTCTTAGTGGTGGGACGTCTGGTTAACTACTACGTGCAGTTATGCGCGTGGCTTTGATAACAGAGATGAGTCACCGGGAGGCACGCGGCACCACAATCTTTTCATATTTTTGTCCCATCGGAAGGGTATAGAGTGTACAAGTTTAATTCATCCTTACTTGCGATTTTTCTGCTGACAGGTTGTAGTTCTGATTTGGTTTTACATGCACCTAAACAACCTGTTTACAAACCAATGCCGGAAATTACCCAGTCTGTGACGCCTACGCAACAGCGCGCGATCATGGCTGGCGAGAGACCTGATTGGTCGGAAAGAACACCAGTAAGCACTACAAAGCGATATTAATAAACGCTTATCTAATAAGGCTGCCAATCGGCGGCCTTTTTTATTCCCTCTTAATTTTGCTAATAGTAGGCCAAGCAAAATGAAAAAGCGAAATGTTCGCAGAACCAATATCTGCACTATGTCCATGTTAAAAGGAACTTAAGTTATGCAAAACACGTTAGCAAAAGCCGTTTTTATCGCCAGTGCTGCTCTGTCATTTCCTTCACATGCAACCATTACGCCGGGAGGGCTCTCACAATCTACCTGGTCGATTACGAATGCTCCAGCAAATGGGGTAAGTGAGATTTCGTTTCCGATTAGAGTAAACGAGGCTCCGGTTTCTAAAGGATATTATTTCGCTCAGCAATTTCGTATTGTCGGAGCAAACCTTGGTTATATCGGTATTCAGCCTCTTGCTACTTCTGAGAAGCATGCTCAGCTGATTTTTTCCGTGTTTGGTAGTGGAGCTAAGCCGATCAGCTCGAATTGTAGCGGCGGCGCTGATGGAGGTTCAGGTGTTTCATGCAGTACAGTCTTCACAAACTTTGTTCGTGGGACCCTTTATTATTTTAACGTTAAGCAAGATGCAAATGATAAATCCTTATGGCACGGCTCAATGAGTGACGGCACTAACGAAATCCCTATTGGCTCATGGCAGATCACTGGCAGTACCAAAGGTATTAATAAAACAGAACTTGGCTTTATTGAATATTTCAAATCTCTGCCATCTTGTGAGAAGTTACCAAAAATTTCTGTTCAATATCATCAGCCTCGTATTGCTGGCTACAAGACCATCATTACAGGGCCATCCGAATATGGGAAATGTAAGGGCGCAGCGAACTTTGCCGGTTTTAATACGGGCCGATGGATGGCTACACATGCGTTAGGTTTTTCAAATTAATTTGTAATATTCATGCCGTCTACGGGCGGCTTTTTATGAATTCCTGATTATACGTCCAATGCATTATAAGGGGGCTAAATGTCTGACCCGGTTTCCAGCACTGCACTAACTGGTGTTGCGCTGACTGGTGCCAGTGTCTACGGGTTGCTTACAGGTTCCGATTATGGTGTGGTATTTGGCGCATTCGCAGGGGCTGTATTCTATATAGCGACAGCATCAGATCTAAGTGTTTTGCGCCGGCTTGCCTACTTCGTGGTGTCGTATATCGTCGGCATTCTTGGTTCAGGTTTGCTGGGTTCAAAACTCACTTCCTTGACTGGGTACAGTGATAAGCCTCTGGATGCTATCGGTGCCGTTATAGCTTCTGCCTTAGCCGTTCAAATCCTGACATTCCTGAACAAGCAGGACTTAAGCTCACTGGTGGCGCTGATCACGCGTCGGGGAGGTTCAGGTGGTACTAAATGATCCAACTGCAACATTAAACGCTCTGCTATGCGCCGGGGTGGTGATTACCCTTATGTTTTATCGACGTGGTGATTCACGCCACCGTCCATGGGTTTCGCGTTTAGCCTGGCTAATTACGGTCACGTACAGCGCCGTGCCACTGGCCTATCTGTGCGGCATTTATCCTCATTCCTCATGGGCCACTATTGCGGTCAATATTATTTTCCTTTCCGTGCTGGTGGCCGTCAGAGGCAACGTTGCGCGCCTGGTTGATCATCTGAGGCACTAATGAACCAATCACTATTTCAAAAGGCGGCTGGCATTAGCGCCGGGCTCGCTTCGCGCTGGTTTCCACATATCGACACTGCTACGAAAGAATACGGCATAACCGCACCGCTAGATCAGGCCATGTTCATCGCGCAGATGGGCCATGAGTCCACACGCTTTACCCGGCTGGTGGAAAACCTGAACTATGCGGCGGAAAACCTGGTCCCCATATTTGGCAGGCACCGCATTACTCCCCAGCAGGCCGCCGCGCTCGGTAGAACGGCAACACAACCGGCCAACCAGAAAGCGATTGCCAATCTGGTATACGGCGGCGAGTGGGGCAAAGATAAACTGGGGAATCAGGTAGCGGGCGACGGCTGGAAATATCGCGGGCGCGGCCTGAAGCAAATCACCGGGCTGAGCAACTACCGCAGCTGCGGTCAGGCGCTGAAGCTGGATTTGGTAACACAGCCTGAATTGCTGGAGCAGGATGAATATGCTGCTCGCTCAGCTGCATGGTTCTACGTCTCGCACGGCTGCCTGCTTCATTCAGGCGACGTGGAGCGCGTGACGCTGCTCATAAACGGCGGCCGTAACGGGCTTGATAAACGCCGCGTGCTGTTTAACATGGCAAAATCCGTGCTGGCGTGAGGTAGCAATGAGTTTTATCGAATTAATTTTCTGGGCGATTGGCGCTGTAATGGCCGCCGCTGTTGGTGGTTTTGGGCTGGGCCATATCCACGGCAGCAGTAATGCTGATTCAAAAGCTAATCAGCAGCGCACTGAAGAGAATGCAGCGACAGCGGTCGCCGCGGCAGAACATAAAGCGGAAGTTACAAAAGAGGCCAGTAATGCACTGCAGACTGTTAATCACATGCCTGATGACGATGTTGATCGCGAGTTGCGCGAAAACTTCACCCGCCCCGGTGGTAGTTGATACAGGGTGTCTGTGGACCCGAATTATTTACCTGACTGATCACGATATCGACGTGCTGGATAAACAGACCAAACGTGACATCCTGGCGCATAACAAAGCGTGGCAGGCAAATTGCTTGGAGAATTAGAGCCTTATATCGTGCATTCATTGGCAGTCAGCAGGGATGGCCTACTAATTAACCAAATGTAACAATAACTTTAAGAACAAAAGTGGAAAAATTATTAAGATAGTTTCATCTAGGATGGATAGGTGAACTTCATGAAACATATACTTTGTGCGCTATTTGTTTTCGTATCATCATCTGCTTTCGCTGATGTTGAACAGCATCTTGCCGAGTTAGAGCAAAAAAGTAATGCGGTCCGAACAAAAATTATCAACGAAGTAAGTAGTGAGCAAATCAGGCAACAAAATAAACTTGCCATTCAAATGAAAATAGATAAATTGCGGGCAAAAATCGGCGGCGAATCAGATTTGCAAAAGAAAGTAGAAATGGAAGAGCAGCTCAAAAATTTACAGTCTCAAAAAAATAGTCTCTGAATTCTAGTCAAATCAGATTTCATAATCAAAATAAAATAGCATATCTATAGCCTCGCTCACGCGGGGCTTTTTTACAGACAATTCTCAACTTGTAAATGAAAATTAACATCATTTGTAAAAGGTACTCCTGACGATTCAGAACACCGAGGGGGCGACGACACGCGGAAAACGGCTAGTTTTTTGCATTTTATGGGCTTCATCATCATCCGTTTAACCTCTTGATATTTCAGTCCTGAGCATTTGCAGGATGTCGAAATGACTATTTTTTGTTCACCATCATGGATAACGAACTGAAAAATTTCCGGCTGAATATCACTCAGCTGGCAGCCATTACCGATCTGCACCGGCAGACGGTCGCAGGCAGGCTTGCAAATGTGCAACCCGCACCCGGCAGCAATCCAAAACTTAAGCTTTATGCCATTACCGATATTTTGCGGGAACTGCTGACAAGCACCACTCCGTCCGAGCTGGTGGACGTCGACAAAATGCTTCCCCCCGATCGTAAGGCCTGGTTCCAGTCGGAGCGTGAACGCCTCAAGTTTCAGCAGGAAACCGGGGAGCTGATCCCGGCATCCGAAGTCACCCGAGAGTTTTCCTCCATGGCGAAAGCGATGGTTCAGGTGCTGGAAACGTTACCCGATATTCTTGAGCGCGACTGCGCGATGACCCCTGCTGCCGTTGTCAGGGTGCAGCAGGTTATTGACGATCTGCGCGATCAGATCGCCCTCAAAGTTGAGCAGGCCGACTCACCGGAACAGGAGGATATGCCAGAAGAGGAGTAAGTCATGCAACAGGCCACGGCAGCGGAAGTCAGGCGTAACGCTTCCGCCATTCTAAAAGCTCCTCGCCGTATGCCTGTGGCTGAGGCAGTACAGAAATTTATGCGCGTCCCGATGGGAGCCGGTAACTCGGTCCCGTGGGACCCTGCCGTCGCCCCGTATGTGATTGAGCCGATGAACTGCCTTGCGATGCGTGAATACGATGCGGTGGTGTTTGTGGGCCCGGCGCGAACGGGTAAAACGATTGGCCTGGTTGATGGCTGGGTGGTCTACAACATCGTCTGCGATCCGTCGGATATGCTGGTCGTCCAGATGACCGAAGAGAAAGCCCGCGAGCACTCAAAAAAGCGTCTGGCACGGACATTCCGTGTTAGTCCTGAGGTGGCAAAACGCCTGAGCCCGTTGCGGAACGATAACAACGTGCACGATCGGACGTTTCTGGCCGGTAACTATCTTAAGATTGGCTGGCCTTCCATCAACATCATGTCCTCGTCAGATTTTAAATGCGTGGCGCTGACGGATTATGACCGTTTCCCTGAGGATATTGACGGCGAGGGTGACGGTTTTACCCTGGCGTCCAAACGTACCACCACCTTTATGTCCGCCGGCATGACCCTGGTGGAGTGTTCACCAGGCCGGGACATTCGCGACAGTAAATGGCGGCGCAAGTCTCCCCATGAAGCGCCCCCCACGACTGGCGCGCTTTCTCTGTACAACCGTGGGGATCGCCGCCGGTGGTACTGGCCGTGCCCGCACTGTGGTGAATATTTTCAGCCAGCGATGGAGGCGATGACCGGCTACCGCGAAGAGCCTGATCCGGTGAAAGCCAGCGAGGCGGCCCATCTGCTTTGCCCGCATTGCAGCACCATTATCACCGCAGACAAAAAGCGCGAGCTGAACGGGGTGGGAGTCTGGTTGCGTGAAGGCCAGAGCATTGACCGTGACGGCAATATTTCCGGCGAGCCCCGCCGTTCGCGCATAGCATCGTTCTGGATGGAAGGACCCGCAGCCGCATACCAGACCTGGGCGCAGCTGGTGTATAAGCTGCTGACAGCTGAGCAGGAGTACGAGGCGACAGGCAGCGAAGAAACCCTCAAGGCGGTAATTAACACCGACTGGGGGCTGCCGTACCTGCCGCGCTCGGCCAGCGAACAGCGGCGCGCCGATGCGTTAATGTTGCGAGCGGAGGATTACGGCAAACGCCTGGTCCCGCCAAAAGTGCGTTTTCTGCTGGCGGCCGTGGACGTCCAGGGCGGCAAAAAGCGCCGTTTCGTCGTGCAGATTATTGGCTATGGCGAAAACGGCGAGCGCTGGCTGGTGGACCGCTACAACATCCGCCAGTCCCTGCGCTGCAATGAGCATGGCGAGGCGGAGCCTGTTCACCCCGGCGCGTATCCGGAGGACTGGCAGTTGCTGGTCTCCGATGTGCTGGAGAAGACCTATGCGCTGCAGGCTGATCCGACGCGCTGTATGCCGGTACTGGCGATGGCCGTCGACAGCGGCGGTGAAGAGGGTGTGACCGACAACGCCTATAAATTCTGGCGCCAGTGTCGCCGTGATGGCCTGGGTAAACGTGTTTACCTGGTTAAGGGGGACAGTACAAAACGCCAGAAAGTCATCACCAAAACCCACCCGAATAATACCGAACGCAGCGACCGTCGCGCCGACGCGCGCGGCGAGGTGCCGGTGTACCTGCTGCAGACCGACCTGCTCAAGGATC